CTTGTTTCTCTCTCTCCCAAATCTGAGACATATCAGAACGAATCCGGCCAGAACGTCGATGTTGCAGACTTATCTGGACAGATCGCGCCGAGATTGGTTACACCGACATTGGGGCACGAGAGTTTCGGCCCTCAGGTGATCCAATGGGCACGCGATCACCTTAATTTAGAGCTGATGCCCTGGCAACAACGCGTGTTGAACGAGATGCTTGAGCATGATTCCGACGGCAACCTTGATCATCGCTTCGGTCTTGTGTCGGTCGGCCGGCAGAACGGCAAAACCAAAGGTGTGATGGCTGCGCTCATTGGTTGGTGGCTGACAGGTCGCCGGCTGTTAACTGGAGAACCGCAACAGGTAATGAGCACGGCGCATACGTTGCTGATTGCCGAGGATATTTCCAAAGTGTTGTTTCCAATTCTTGAGGAAAAGTTCGGCTTTAAGACTTACACCTCGCACGGCCGGGTCGAAGCGTACCTTGACGACATTGCGCGTTGGCGTGTTGTTTCGGCTTCAGAAACTTCAGGACATGGAACGTCGAACGATCTGATTGTTGCCGATGAAATCTGGAAAATAAAACGAGAAACCATCGAAGGTGGTTTGTTATCAACACAAACCGCGCGGCCTCGACCGTTTGCGTTCTTTACTTCAACGGCCGGCACACAGGAATCAGAGTTTTTCATTCGGTGGCGTGAGCAAGGCATTCAGCAGATTGAGAAAGGCGAACCTGGCCGGCTTTACATGATCGAGTGGTCACCACCGCCAAACAGCGACCCGACCGAGGCGCGCTGGTGGGCTTGGGCGAACCCCGGTCTCGGTATCACAATTACTGAACAAGAGCTGCGTGACAAATTGCAATTTGTTGAACGCGGCCAGTTCATTCGTGATCATTGCAACCAATGGACATCAGCCGTTGGTGCATGGATTCCGCACGGCACTTGGGAAGCCCTCGAGGTCGATGATGATATGCCGGCTGGCGGCGTGCTTGCTGTTGACACCGATGTGCATGATGCACGCTATTGTGGCGTGCGTGTCGCACAGAGACCCGATGGGAAACTGCAAACAAAAACAGAGTTCGTCGTTGAGTCGGCCGAGGCTATGTGGGAAGCAGCCCGAGTGGTCTTGGAAGATGCGAACGTGCAGCTTGCTCTCACGCCCGGTCTCTTTGCCCTTGTTCCGTTGGACTTGTCTAGACGCACCAAAGACTTTGGGCAACGAGAAATGACCACCTACACGGCGATTGTGCGCAACATGATTCTCGAAAAAAAGATTGTTCACAACGGCCAAATGTCATTGACAGAACAAGTCAACCGTGCTGTGTCCGGTCGTGTCGGCGGCACAATCACGCTGTCGTCACAGAAGTCGCCTGGCCCGATCGAGCAATGCCGATGCATGGTGGCTGCGGCCGGCATGGCTGCAAAACCTGTTGGCAATGTGCGGAAACCGATGATTGGCACCGCCAGATAAATTACACAGCTGTCATTGACATATCCACAGCCCATGTGGAAAACTCGCACGCGTGGGTCTATTTCGCACTAAGCCGGCACCGGCCTTCGGTGTGTCTGAAGTAAAAGCCGCTGCAGGTGGCGCGGGTAGGCCCGGCGCGTTCACGTTCTACTCAGTCGGTGCTGGGACTGAACGCGCTTTGTCAATCCCGACAATCAACCGTGCAGTAGGTTTGATCACCTCAACGATTGCCGGCCTCGATCTGAAGCAATACACAATGGCGTGGGATTCAGGCTCAGAGGAATATGAGCGAATCTATGTGCCAGGCGAATCATGGTTCACTCGGCCAGACCCGAACGTGACCCGCAACTTCATCATGTCGGCCACCGTCAAAGATCTCATGCTTATCGGTCGTGCGTTCTGGTATGTGACCAGCCGCTACTCGACCGGATTTCCTGCGTCGTTCACTTGGCTACCAGCCGACCAAGTTTCAACACTTGACCAAGCCGGCCCCGAATGGTTTGGCCCGTCAAACGATATCCAATTCAACGGCGTAGAAATCGACCCGAACAACGTTGTGCAGTTTCTTTCACCGCTTGATGGCATTCTGTGGACAGGCAACCGTGCGATTGACATTGCCTACCGACTCGACGAAGCCGCCAAACGTTTCGCATCAACCGAAATCGCAGCCGGTTATCTGCAGCAAAAAGACGGCGAACCAATGTCTGGCGACGAACTTTCCGAACTTGCCGGTGCTTGGGCTGAGGCACGTTCAACTCGTGCGATTGGCGCGTTGAATCAGCACGTTGAGTGGAAGGAATTCAACAGCGACCCTTCGCGATTGCAACTCATGGAGGCACGCGATTTCAGCGCCAAAGAGTTGAGCCGTGTGTGCCAGGTTCCAGCCTGGCTTGTTTCAATTTCGGTCGGCGGCATGACCTATCAGAATTCGCAACAAGCACGAACAGATTTGATCATGTTCGGTGCCTCACCGTTTATTAACTGTATTCAGGAAACGTTGTCGCTTGACAGCGTAACCCCGAAAGGCCGACACGTTGAGTTTGATGTGCAGCGTTACCTTGAAGGCGCAGACATTATGCACGATGTACCCGTTGAAGGCCCGATTGGAGAACCCGTCAATGATTAGATTTAGCGCACAATCCGTGACACTTGATGCAGCCGCAGGTGACGCACCACGCACCATCTCCGGCATCGCCGCCCCTTACGGCGTAGAAGCGAACGTGTCAACCGGTCAAACAATAAGGCTCGAAGCAGGGTCGCTACCTACCGATGGCCCTTCCCCAAGGCTGTTGCTCGAGCATGACAGCTCGGCACAGCCTGTGGGAATGGTCGTAGCACGAGAAGATACCCCAGAAGGGATGCTGTTCACCGCAGAGATTGCACGGACTCAGGCCGGCAATGATCTTGTTGAACTGTTGAAAATGGGCGCATACGACAGCGTGTCAATCGGCATCGAGGCCACCGAGGTCGAGCAAGACGGCCGCACCACCATCGTTAAAGCAGCGAATTGGAAAGAACTGAGCGTTGTGTTCGAACCAGCGTTCGCTGCAGCAAAAATTACACAAATCGCCGCATCCGCAGAGGATGAGGAGAGCACCGAAAACCCCGTAACCACTTCCGAGGAGGAAGAACCTATGTCAGAAAATACCCCTGAGGTCGTGGAAGCAGCAGCCGAGCCGACCCCAACCGCACCCATCTTCGCTGCAGCAAAGCGCGAAGCACGCATGCCATCAGCAACCGAATGGATTGCAGCAGCACTTGAAGGCGGCGACTCATGGCACCGCATGAACGATCTCGTTCGTGCAGCTGCACCTGATGTCGTCACCACCGACACACCCGGCATTCTCCCAACACCAATCGTTGGCCCTGTCTACAACAACTTTGTTGGCAACCGTCCAGTTGTTGACGCAATCGGCGCAAAAGCGATGCCAGGCGGCGGCAAGGTATTCATCCGCCCTGAGGTCACCACGCACACCTCGATGGCCGTACAGAGCGCAGAGAACGCTGCACTTCAGTCAGGCACCTTCGTTGTGTCCTCAAATCAGGTCACAAAGGGCACCTACGGCGGCTATCTCACTTTGTCCGAGCAAGATCTTGATTGGACAGACCCAGCCGTTCTCAGCCTCGTCCTCGACGACATGGGCCGCATCTACGCCAACACCACCGACAACGTTGCAGCCGATGCCCTGCTTGCAGGCCAAACGCAAACACAGGTGTTGACCGACCCAACGTCACCGTCAGAATGGGTAAGCGACATTTACGCCGCAGCCTCAACGATTCTCACGAACTCGAACGGCGGCTACGCAACACACCTGTTCTTGGCACCAAACATGTGGTCAGCACTCGGCCAGTTGGTCGACTCGACCGGCCGCCCGCTGTTCCCACAGGCAGGCCCAATGAACGCATACGGCGCAGTTAGCCCTGTTGCAGGAACCGGCAACGCTTTCGGTCTCACCGTCGTTGTTGATCGCAACTTCGCGGCCGACACCGTAATCGTTGGCGACCCAACCGGCTTCGAAATCTTCGAACAGCAGAAGGGCGCAATCTCGGTTGAAGTTCCATCAACGTTGAGCCGCACCCTCGCATGGCGCGGATACTTCGCAACGCTGATGATCGACCCAACCAAGTTCGTCAGCCTCACCTGATACCCGCAACCTAAACACCAAAAGAGCAGCACCACGCCATGACCACCTTCCAAATCATCCAATCATCACGCGTTGATGGTTATGGCGTGGTGCAAACTCTCGAACCAATCGCAAGCATCCCGCTCGGTTCAC